AACTTGACACTCTCCTCCAGCATAGCTAATATGTTGGATGAGGGTCTCACCCTCTGTTGTTTACCACATTACATCATGCAACCAAAGTCACGTACTTCTACTTGCGTCAAATCCATTGACGTATCACCACTCACAGGCACAGCCATCGTTGAGTTCTTGACTGGTACACGCTACGAGTACAACAATGTGTCTCGCAGAGCTATTACCAACTTACTTGCACAACCTAACATGAGCCTTGGCTTTTGGGTTAACGCCAACTGCAAAGCAAAAGGTGTCAAGTGCAGAGAGATTACACCAACATCTTTCTACAAACAAAAACTTGCCAAGGTAAGACTTGTGCAAGAACCTGTACTACCTACTATCTAATGCCAACCATGACTGTTACTTTTGATCGCAGTGTAGCCTCCTCTCTTATGGAGGCTGGCTACAACTATACGCCTACAGGCAATTCCACTATCGCAGTAGAGTTTGACGAAAATGACGACATCTACACTGCACTCTCCAATGCTGGGCTCGACCACATTGCAGACTCCGTGATCTACACCAATTACTATGAAGTTAATTGACAATGAGATTTATCAAGCCTACAAATCAGGACAGGCTAAACAATGCAAAGAGTGTGGAGAAATCAAACTACTCACAGACTTCCCACTCTTTAGCACTGTGGGAGCAGGTCGTAAGAATACTTGCAAACATTGCTCCAACAAACAAGCAACGGTCAGACGTAGACTGAGACGGCAGCATCCCATACCTGCCCCAGGCGACTGCCCAGCATGCGGTAGGCATACTGCTAACTGGGTTCTTGACCACGATCATAAGACTGACCAGTTCAGAGGTTACATTTGCGACTCATGTAACGTAGCCTTTGGTAAGTTTAATGATGACCCATCCACAATGCAACGTTCACTTAACTGGCTCCAATCACATGGCTGACATTATCAACCTCAAACCAAGAAACGAACAGCAGTACATCAAAACCTTTGACTGCACTGATGACCCGATTGTATACACAGTTACACGCTGTTCAATCTACTCAGATGATACAATCTGCGGAGTGTTTGACTCCGAGGACACTGTAATGGTTAGACTTAAACGTCTTATGCAAACTCCAAGAGACGGTGACAAGTTCATCGTTGAGGCACACAACCTACGCAACCTAAACCAAGAGGAGGACTTAAATTGATAGACTTCAGTTCACTACCTCCAGAGCATACATGTGAGGACGCTCGTACAGTAGCACAGTGTTATGCTGACAACCGCAAGCATGCAGCTGAGGTATTCTCAAGAAATGTAGACAGTGTACTTGACTACTACCACAACCAGTACTGTACAAGGACATGGGGTGGTTACTTTGTTGATGCTCTAACCGATGACCCTGACATGACAATCAGAGAGTTCTTTGAAAATGCAGCTTGGGACGATCATGAGGAGGATGATGTATGAGTACACCACACGCACAAGAACGCCTAGAATCTATCTTCGAGGAGGTCAAGGCTGCTTTCCCTTACTACGATGAGGAGAAGCAAGTCGAGATTGCCATGAAGCGATTTGATGACGAGCTCGTTTGATGTTTCATAAAGATGACATCATCGAGGCACTATGGTGGCTATTCGGTTTATGGATTGTACTCTCTGTCTTTCTACTATTAGCCAAAGCCACACAAAACATACGCCCAACCTCATTATGGATAGAAACAAAAGAAAGTTTGACAACAGAATTGCTGAACTCAACAAATGGAACGCCACCGATGAGTTGACGCAAGTGACCTTCGATATGGGGCACGAGGCAGCTATCACCTGGAATTTGCCCGCATCCTATGTATGTGTAGTTCGAGCTGTAAAGCAGGACGGACAGATACAAGAGCGAGCATACCGCCAAGCAAATGCTGCCAAACGCTTCATGAAAACCTTACTTATGAATGATGATGACTACATCGTCATGACCAGTAACGCTGTACTCGACACCCAAACCGACATCCCATGAACCCATGTGACTTATCCGAGATCCTTGACAGACTCGGTTACTACATCAACGATGATACTGGCGAGGTAATGCTAGAGATTGACCCATGTGGCCCTCCTATCATTGACAACTTGCTGGTTATCCTTGCCTCTCAGGGCAAGCTCATCACCAAACGGAACCCAGAGTATGAGCTAGGTTTCTACTTGCCAAATTGGACTTGCTTTAATAGTATGGAGGAGTACTGTAAAGTATTTCCCTATGAACAACAATGTAAATCCTATGACATCTAACCTCACACAAAGACAAATCGACCACCTCGATGATTACGAATACTCCCTTTTCTTAGCTTATGGTGACGCATACAAACCTACATCGACAGTTTCTGCTGGAACAAGAAGCGATCAGCTGTGGGAGGCAAAGGCTTCACGACTCCATGCAGAAATTAGAGGAGAAATCCTACGCTTCCGCAAGCGTTTATGGGGTGTCATCAATCAGAGAGGCTTTACCATATCTGATGGCTACCGTTGAGACTACGTTTTGTAAGCTCAACAAAGGTCAAGCTGGTAAGTTCTATAAAGAAATTGCCGAGCACCTTGACACCCTTGAACCACTAGCAATCTCAACTATCATACTCAAAGTCACATTTGACAGAGTATTTAGTACACTACGAGGAGCTAACCTCATCACTCCCACAATGGTTGCCATTGGATCGGCACTTGAATCAGAGTGCAAGTTCAGATGGTACAAGAAAGAGTATCCCGCTTTGATGCACTACATCAGCGAGAAATACTTTCATGATGCCTGTGGTACAAAACAAAAGGAGATTATTGCTAGTCAAAAATTTGGACAACGCAACATCAAATGGTCTCCCTGGAATCTTAAAACAAAGACATCTCTTGGCAGGTGGGCACTACAAGTTGTAATGGAATCCACCCAATGGTTTACCATCAACAAACGTAAGACACACCGCAAGAAGTATGAGTACAGAGTCGTACCCACCGACCTCTTCAACGAGAAGAGAGCGGAACTTATTAAATCAGCTGAGTTATTTGCTGGCATACCTTGGCCAATGCTAGTTGTACCAGACGATTGGGGCTATGACAATGGACAAATTATTTATGGAGGATACCTTACCAACAGCATGATGAAAGGTCATGATTTGACCAGAAAGGGTAACCCCCTCATAATACACGGAGAAACACCGATGAACTTCTTAAACAAGTTACAGCGGGTGAAGTACTGTGTCAACCAGCACGTACTGCACATAGCAGATAAGATGAGGTTGAGAGGTAGAGTTATAGGTAAATTTATACCTATATCACCTAGCACGAAGTTACCTCGTCCTGTAGATGCAGACGAAAATCAGGAGAGCAACCTAGCTTGGAGACGAGCTATGGCTGAAGCTCACAATGCTGACCGTATCAATTTCAAACGATCAGTCAGAACACGCACACAGTTAGAAGCTGCTGAGAAGTTTAAGGATGATGTCTTTTATTTATGTTGGTCTTTCGACTACAGAGGTAGAGCATATCCTATACCAGCCTTCTTGACTCCTCAAGATACAGACTTTGGTAAAGCGTTACTAAGGTTTGCTGATGAGGCTAGTGTGACAGATGAGGCAGAACTCTGGTTATCTTTCCAAGTAGCTACAACCTACGGATTGGATAAAGCAACGCTAGAGGACAGACATCAATGGGTGTCTGAGAATACTGATCTCATTACCAAGGTCGCTACCGACCCAGAAGGTTACTTACCTTTGTGGGAAGAAGTTGACGAGCCTTGGCAATTTATGGCTTCATGTCATGAATACTACCACTGCTGTATAGCTAAAGACAAGAAAACAACTGGTCTTATGGTTGCAGTTGATGCAACATGCTCTGGTCTACAGATCCTTGCTGGTCTAGCTAGAGATAAAAGTACAGCAGAACTTGTAAATGTCGTACCTAGTAACAAACCTAGTGACGCTTACAAAGCGGTGGCTGAACAAGCTAAAGAGTTCTTACCTACATACATGCACCGTTGGATGAATAGAGCTGTGTGCAAACGCACAGTGATGACTATTCCCTACAATGCTACTAAAGATAGTAGTCGTAAGTACATACGTGAAGCATTACTTGAAGAGGGTATCGACCCCACAAAGGACGAGCTCACACAGGTCGTAAACGCTGTCTACAACAGCATGGACGCTATAGTTCCAGGGCCTATGCAAGTTATGCGTTGGATAAAGAAACATGTCGGACAGTACATCAGAAATGGTGCTACTGAAGTTGAATGGGTCACACCATCTGGCTTTGTTGTCAATCAAAGAAGAGATGACATCGAAACAGAACAGATGGAGCTGCAGTTGTTGGGTAGAACTAGAGTAAGATTACCTACTGGTAAAACATCACCTAGCCCTAACAAGCATAAGTCAAGCACTGCCCCAAATTACATTCACTCATTCGATGCTTCGATCCTTCACAGATCATTCACAAAGTTCGATGAACCATTCACAGTCATACATGACTCTGTTCTTTGCAGAGCAGGAGACATGGGAACACTCAATGCACTTGTGCGAGAAACCTACACCAATATCTTTTCCGAAGAATGTTGGCTCTCTAAATTTGCAGAGACTATCAACGCCTCAGAACCACCACCCATCGTTGGGACATTAGATCCCAAAGTTGTTTCAAATTCCACCTATTTTTTCTGTTAATTATGGCAACCACCTACGTAACTCCAGATCCTGTAACACTTGATGGCTTCCAAGCTATCCTAAAACCAGGTGAGTGGGGCTACAAGTTATCAGCTCTTGTTGACGAGTCACTTATATCAAAACTCGAAGAAGAGCGTCTATCAGCACTTGAATGGGCTAAGAGCAAGGCAAAGAACCCAAAGAGGGTTACTGTCAAGCCAGAGCCTTGGGAAGAGATAGACAATCAGAAAGGAGCATACCATCTACGTTTTAGCTGGAGAGATGGCGACAAGATTATACCTGTCGTTGTTGATACAGAAGGAACACAGATCAAAGACACAGACACACCAGTCTACAGCGGTAGTAAAGTTAAGTTAGCTTTCTTCCAAAAACCATACGTACTACCAAGCGGTGACATTGGTACATCATTAAAACTAAAAGCAGTTCAAATTGTTAGTCTTAACAGCGGAGCTGGTGTAGTTGATAATGGTGACATGTCAGCTGACCAAGCATCAGAACTATTTGGTAAGACAAATGGCTTTAAGGTCGAAGAGCCAAACGTTAACGCAGCTCCATGCTCCGTTGAAGAGGATGACTTCTAATGCGTAGTCATTTGGAAGAGCAGGTTGCTGACTTGCTTGACTCGATGAAAGTACCATACGAGTATGAGGGCGAAAAGCTGACATACACAATAGAAGCTAAGTATATCCCTGATTTTAAAGTTGGGGATATTTACTTGGAAACTAAAGGTTACTTTCCTCCAGAGCAAAGACGCAAGATGAAAGCTGTAAAAGCAGCAAATCCAGACCTTGATATTCGTATCATCTTTCAATCTCCTCACAATAAAATAAACAAGCGTTCTAAAACTACCTACTCCATGTGGGCAGAGAAGAACGGCTTTCCTTGGTGTGCTTATTATGCAATCCCAGTTGACTGGCTCAGATGAATCATCATTCCTATATCACACCAGCTGTCCTAGCTGTGGTTCGTCAGACGGTAATTCCGTATATTCTGATGGACATACTTATTGTTTTGTATGTAACCACTTTGATAGCGGGCAGCCATGTGACGATAGTGGCAAACAAAAAAAGACCGCAATGCTTAAAGGTAATCCTGTTAAATTAGGAAAACGAGGCTTGTCAGAAGAGACATGCCGTAAATATCGCATCCATAAGGACGGAGAAACACTCCGTATGCACTATTTTGACAAACACGGTCAAGTTTGTGCAGCAAAAGTCAAAACAAAAGACAAAGACTTCTGGATGGAGGGTAATAATACCGACTCTCAACTTTTTGGGCAAAATTTATTCCCAGATAAAGGTACAAGGCTTACTATATATGAAGGAGAGCTCGATGCAGCCTCTGGATGGGAAGCACAACCTAAATGGCCTCATGTATCCATACCAAATGGTGCAAAGGCTGCTAAGAAGTCACTACAAAGGGTTCTAGACCTCCTTCAAAGTTATGATGAGGTTGTTTTATTCTTTGATAATGACGAGGCTGGTAGACAGGCAGCACAAGAATGTGCGGAGCTACTACCACCTGGAAAAGCAAAGATTGCAAGGCTTGAGAAGTATAAAGATGCTTCTGACGCACTGCAAGCTGGTGATTCTGAGGCAATCAGACGAGCAATCTGGGATGCCAAGACGTACAGACCAGATGGTATCGTTGATGCCAAAACTTTGCTTGAATTAATCACTACACCTACACCCCCCGCTGACCATGACTACCCATTTCAAGGACTTCAATCAAAGCTGCACGGTATTCGGTACGGAGAACTTGTCACCATTACTGCAGGATCTGGTACAGGAAAATCAAGCTTCTGTAGGAGTCTTGCAAGTCATCTTTTACAAAGAGAAGAACGGGTCGGTTACTTGGCACTTGAAGAATCTAACCGTAGGACAGCCCTCGGATTGATGTCTGCCTCACTAGGAAGATCTTATCACCTTGGAGAATATGAACGAACAGAACTCGAATACGCCTACAACAGTACTATTGCTAATTGGAATCTTTTTCTCTTCGATGGCTTTGGCAGCTATGACCCTGATACGATCTATTCACGCATCGAATACCTTGCCTGTGGATTGGAGTGTCGTGTTATATTCCTCGATCACCTCAGTATTTTATTGAGTGGATTGGATGGAGACGAGAGGCGTATGATAGACGTAACAATGACCAAGTTACGCTCACTTGTTGAACGCACTGGCATTGTTTTGTTTCTAGTATCGCACCTCAGACGTACACAATCAGACCAAAACCATGAGGAAGGAGCCCGTATTACTCTTGGACAACTGCGAGGATCTGCTGCGATTGCACAGCTGTCTGACACAGTTATTGCCCTTGAACGGGATCAACAGGATCCAAGCAAACGAGATACTACAACTGTTAGAGTCCTCAAGAATCGTCATTCTGGGGAAGTTGGTGTTGCCAACGAATTAACTTACCACCTAGACACATGCACCTTTGAAGAAAATGAAGTTACGCCCGACTTCAACCCAAGCACAGACTTCGGTTAATCTAGCTTTCGATATAGAAACAAATGGTATTGACTCTACTTACATACATTGTGTTGTCACTCAAGACATAGACACAGGTAAAGTAATGGAGTACAACGATCAAGCTAGTAAAAATTACAGTGTAGTCAATGCAGTATGCGATCTCGAAACTGCTGACAATATCATTTCACACAATGGTATTATGTTTGACGTACCTGAAATTAAAAAACACTTTCCCTTTTGGGAGGGTAAAGCAAAACATTGGGACACACTCATACTGAGTAGGTTCTTTCATCCAAATCTCTTGGACATAGACCTTAGACGCAAGTGGCATATGATGCCCGCACGTTTGTATGGGTCACATAGTTTGGAAGCCTATGGCTACAGACTACAATGTTACAAAGATGACTTTGGTAAAACAACTGACTGGACGGATTGGTCACAAGAAATGCAGGATTACTGCAGACAAGACGTTGCTATCTTAACTAAACTATGGACACATTTCCAAAAATCGCTCAAAGCGTTGTCCTAGAACACCAGATAGCACAGCTCATGAGTCAACAAAAGACTACAGGCTGGCCATTTGATGTTACAAAGGCACAGGAACTAGAGAACCAGCTACTAACCGAGCTGGAGAAACTCAAGAAAAAGGCTGAGAACATCTGCCACTACGTTCCACACAACTTGTTTACTCCAAAGCGAGACAACAAGAAACAAGGTTACTTTGCTGGAGCAGAAATGCAAAGGTTAAAGGACTTTAATCCTAGCAGTAGAGAACATATTGCTTGGTGGTTCAAGACTTTTCAAGACTGGACACCTACCAAACTCACACCGACTGGTAAAGCAGTCATTGATGAGACAGTTCTCAAAGAGATAGGAACAGAAGAGGCGTTGGTATTTCTAAATATTCTGGTCATTCAGAAGAAGTTAGGAATGTTATCCCAAGGAACCAATGCTTGGTTGAAGCTAGTCAAGGATGGCAGACTTCACCACTCTTGCTTTATCGGTGCGGTGACACATCGAATGGCACATTCACACCCGAACCTTGCACAGGTAAGTTCGGACAAGGATTGCCGTGAACTATTTATCACCAACCCAAACTGGAAGCTAGTCGATAGCGACCTTGCTGGGATAGAATTAAGATTATTTGCTCACTATTTAGCCAGATATGATGGCGGTAGGTATGCAAAGATCTTATTAGAACAAGACATTCACCAAGTCAATGCAGAAAAAATTGGAATCTCTCGCAGACAAGTCAAGACAATTACTTATTGTTTCTTGTATGGAGGGGGTGACCAGAAACTTGGATTATCTTATGACAATATGCTCCCCATCGACAAAGCGAAGAAGAAGGGGGCAGAAATTAGGCGAGCTTATATGGATGCTATTCCAGGCTTGGAAGATCTTGTCAAAGATACTCGCAGAGTTGCTGAGGGAGGTAGTATTCGTGCTATCGACAAACGCCAAATCATTGTGGACAAAGAACACAAGGCGTTAAATTGTCTCTTACAAGGATCAGCAGCAGTTGTCGCAAAGCGATGGCTGTTACTAACAGACCACAACCTACGGATGAGTTGCTTTAATCATGAACGCTATGCGTTTGTACATGATGAACAAGTATTGGGTGCTCCACACCTCGTTGCTTATGACGTAGCTGAGGTTTGTAAATTATCTGCATTACAGGCTGGTGAGTATTACAACATACGACTGCCCATAGAAGCTGACGCACAAGTCGGTGACAACTGGGCTGAGGTACACTAATGCTATTAATTGACTCTGATTTCCTAGCTTACAAAGCTGCACAAGCTTGTGAGATTGGTATAGACTTTGGAGAGGATGTTATTATTGCTCAGTCACAATTCAGTGAAGTCCTACGGGTATTTCATAATGAATTACATAAAGTGACAAAAGCTATGATGGACGATGACTTCATACTATACTTCTCAAGCACTGAAAATTTTAGAAAGAAAATTTATCCCGATTATAAGGGACATAGAATGAAACGTAAGCCCCTTGGCTATAAGCGTTTAGTAAATTATTGTAGAGAAAATCACAACTTCAAGTTGATTGAAGGGTTAGAAGCAGATGACACCATTGGCATCGAGGCTACACGCCATGCAAACCCTAACAATATAATTGTCAGTCCAGACAAAGACATGAGACAGATACCCTCTGTTCTATGGAACTTGACTGATGATGTTGTAGAAATTACAGAAGAAGAAGGTGACAGATGGCATCTAGTACAGAGCCTAAGCGGAGACCCTACTGATGGGTACTCTGGTTGCCCTGGAATAGGAGTCAAGAGAGCTACAGAATTACTGGACAAAAACGAAAACCAGTGGGAGGCAGTGTGTAAAGCCTACAGAGATAGAGGATTATCGGATGATGATGCTTTGCTCAACGCACGACTAGCCAAGATCTTACGTAATGAAAACTATGACCATGACCGTAACCAACCCATTCTTTGGAATCCTTAAACATGTTAAACGATTTGTTTCCACACCCTTTGGTAGCTAGAACTGGCAGAATAGATAACTGGATAAAGAATCCAGAAGGACGCTTGCCTGTCAGCTGCACAGTATTTGTAGTAGAAGATAGCATCGAGGGTGATAACGGAATAGAAGCAAGCTGGCGTTTTGTCAGTCACGCATTAAGATACGGAGCAGGTGTTGCAGTACACCTCTCTAAGATTAGACCTAACGGTCACACCAATGATAAAGGACTCGTAGCTAGTGGCCCTGTATCATTTGGTAAAGTATACTCTGCACTCAACGAAACTATACGTAGAGGTGGAGTCTATAAAAATGGAGCATGTGTTCTTCATTTAGATCTAGACCATGCTGACATACTAGAATACATCACCACTCCAAGAAGTGAACTACCTTGGGTAAAGAGATGTGTTGACCTTACACCGCAGATGTGGAAGGACACCCCTTACAAAAAAGAATTGTTAGAGGGTATCAAGTCTGGTGACATCTGGCTCAACAAAATTAAATACCAAAATGACCAACGAATCTACTCAAACGTCTGTCTTGAGGTTTACTTGCCCTCACGAGGCACATGCTTGTTACAGCATGTCAATCTCGCTGCCTGTACTATCGGCAACCTACAAGAGGGTTTCACTACAGCTATGTCCGAGTTGTGTGATCTCCATGCAAGGACAGGTGTTGGAGAATCTGGAGAATACCTTACCCCATCACATGACAAACAAGTGGGGCTTGGAGTGCTCGGTCTTGCCAACCTCCTCAGACGTTACAAAGTAACTTATGCTGAGTTTGGAGAAGCATTAGATAGAGTTAACTATGGTTTAGAGACCTCAGAAAATGACACATCCCTACCTGAGAACGCTCTTAAAATAGCGTTTGCAATGAAGCGTGGTGTATTAGCAGCATGTGATATTGCATGGGAACATGGTATGCAGAGAGCTTTTGCAATAGCTCCTACTGCGTCTTGTAGTTACAACTCTAAAGATCTAGATGGGTATACTGCCTGTCCTGAAATTGCACCACCAATATCTCGAAGCGTAGACCGTGACAGCGGTACGTTTGGAGTAACATCATACGACTATGGCGATGTGGAGATCGCCTCAGAGGTTGGCTGGGACGCATACAAGCGTGTAGCAGACGGCATTATGACAATGCTCCATAAGACTGGACTACTACACGGATACTCATTTAACTCATGGTCAGATGTTGTGACCTATGATGAAGCGTTTATCAAAGAGTGGTTAGATAGTCCTCAAACATCTTTATACTACTCGCTTCAAGTTATGGGAGATACTCAAGATAAGTCAAGTGCATATGCTGCACTCGATGAAGAGGATGTTGATGCCTACTTAAGCGGTATACTCGAACCAATTAAGTGCATAGGTTGTGAAGAATGAACCCTTATGATAAGTTATTACACAGGAAAAGAAAGTGGACTCCCGTTAAGCCAACAAAGGGAGCCCTCCTTGATGGTAGTGAAGAAGCCATCTACCGTGCTCTTGCAATACGGCATATGGAGTTACCTGTTGGTGCCTTTATTACGGAAACCCTTAGCAAAGAGGTTCCCGATATTGCTAGAACACTTCTCGAATCAAACGTAAAAGATGAGGAGAGACATGACCTTGCTCTTAGCTATGTTGCCGATGCCCACGGGCTCGATGACAAGGCTGAGAGAGAGGCAAAGCTACTACGTGATGCGTGGATAGCTCACCCCGACCACACTATACTTAAAGCATTAGTAGCAGAACGTGCAGTATTCTTTGTTATTCTACCTTTCAATAGGTTTTGTGGCGATGCTGCTCTTAGGACAGTATCGGCTGACATCTCCAGAGATGAACAAATACACGTTGCTTGCAATAGTCTTGTATGTGCTGACATGGGCTTACGCCCTAGTCCTTCTTTGGATAAACTTAGGAAAGCTACAATTAATTGGATCTTTGAACCATTAAAGACTACAGCAACTAACAAATATTTAAACAGAAAATTTTGGATTGATTCTAGTGATCGTCTCATGTATGAGGGTAAAGCCCCAGAACTTTCTGACACTAAGCGAGCTCGGATGCCCGCCTTTTTTGAACATGCAAACACCAACTTACCACAGTACTCTTGACTGGGGACGTATCGAGAAGATCATAGATGAACTCGACCAGCAGTTTCCAGATAAGTTCCCAGACCACAACCTATCAGAGAAAGCAATATCTTATAGGGCTGGTCAACTATCAATAATTCGATTACTAAAGAATAAAATTAAAGGAGAATAATTATGTGTATAGGAAATCTCTTTGGAGGAGGCAGAAGCAGTACCCCTCCACCCCCACCACCAGCCCCACCAACCACACCTCCACCCCCAATGCCTGTACAACAGGCTCCTACTCCAGTACCAGAAGCACCTACCCCAGCTCCTATAACTGAAGATGGAACCAAGAAGAAGGCTAAAGTTAAAGCTAAGAAAGTAGCTAAGACTGCAGCTAAAAAAGGTACTACTCAATTACAAACTAAGAAGCCAGCATCAGGTGGACTAAAAGGTATTAACACACCTCAAGGTACTAACACAGGAAACTACACACCATGAAGAACGCACGGCAACGATACCAAGAGTTATCGAGTCACCGTGAACAATTTTTAAACGTTGCTTATGAATGTGCGGAACTAACTATTCCCACATTACTAATGCGAAATGAAGGTGATGCTCTGTATGAGAGCTTTCAAACACCTTGGCAATCAGTCGGAGCAAAAGGAGTTACCACGCTGAGTTCAAAACTCATGCTAGGACTCCTACCTCCGTCTACCAGTTTCTTTAAACTACAACTAGATGACTCAAAGCTAGGTATGGAAATACCACCCGAAGCTAAGAGTGAATTAGATTTAAGTTTTGCAAAGATAGAACGTATGATTATGGATAGCATTGCAGCTTCCACAGATAGAGTACAGATATTTGCAGCTTTAAAACACCTTGTTGTCACAGGTAATGCTTTATTATTTATGAGTAAAGAAGGTATGAAAGTATACCCTCTAAACAGGTATGTAGTTGAAAGAGATGGTAATGGTAACGTAGTAGAAATAGTAACTAAAGAAAGAGTTAGTAAAAAACTACTAGGGTTACCAGAGGTAGATGATGACCAAAATGTTAACGATGATTCTAAAGGTGATTATAAAGGTACTAAAGATGTAGATGTATATACATGTGTCAAGCTTTCAGACAACGGTTGGCGTTGGCATCAAGAAGCACAAGATACAATCTTACCAGATAGTGTAGGTAAAGCACCCAGAGACAAAAGCCCTTGGCTCCCATTACGTTTCGTCACAGTTGACGGAGAAGATTATGGACGTTCCAGGGTCGAAGAGTTCCTTGGGGATTTAAAATCTTTAGAGGCATTAATGCAAGCTGTCGTTGAAGGCAGTGCAGCAGCAGCTAAAGTTGTGTTTACTGTGTCACCTTCTAGTGTGACTAAACCAGCGTCCCTCGCAAATGCAGGTAATGGTGCTATCATACAAGGTAGACCAGATGATGTTGGTGTGGTTCAAGTAGGTAAAACTGCTGACTTTCAGACAGCTTATCAAATGATAAACATGTTAGAGAAAAGAGTAGCTGAGGCTTTCCTTGTCTTAAATGTACGTCAGTCAGAACGCACTACAGCAGAGGAAGTGAGGATGACACAGATGGAACTAGAGAGACAGCTTGGAGGACTCTTCAGCTTGTTAACTACGGAGTTCCTAATACCCTATCTCAACCGTACTATGCACACACTTACTAGAGCTAAGAAGATACCTAGTGTACCTGCAGGTCTAGTTAAACCTACTATTGTAGCAGGTATAAATGCGTTGGGTAGAGGACAAGACAGAGAATCACTAATACAATTTATAACTACTATAGCACAGACTATGGGGCCAGAGGCTTTATCTCAGTATGTAAATGCTGATGAAGCTATTAAACGTCTTGCAGCTGCACAAGGTATTGACATACTCAACCTTGTTAAATCTATGGATGAAAGAAACGCAGAGCAACAACAAGCTATGCAAGCACAGCAGATGCAATCACTAACAGACCAAGCTGGGCAGTTGGCTGGTACACCTTTAATGGATCCTTCTAAGAATCCACAAGCAGTTGAAGGTATAGCAGCAGCCCTACAACAATCACAACCACCACAACAATAACTATGGCAGAAACAATCCGCTACGACACTTCCGAAGATCCTGTAGCAGCTCAAGCTGTTGCAGAAGCAGAAGCCGAATCTTTAAAGGTCGGTGAGGAACTTATGGCAAAGCAAAATAAAATGCTTGCTGGTAAGTATAAAAGTGTTGATGAATTAGAAGCAGCTTATAATGAGTTACAAAAAAAATTAGGTGATGCACCTGCAGAAACACAAACTGAAGAAACAGAAGCAGAAGCAGAACCAGAATATAATTTATATACTGAAGATGGTAAGCCAGATTATAATACTGCAAACGAACTATATGGAGAACAACTAGGAGACTTATTTAAGTCCAACGACATTGACCCGTTTGCAATGAGTAAACACTTTGAAGAGAACAATGGTACGTTATCTGAGGATATGTATGAACAGCTACAGAAAGCTGGCTTAAGTAAAAGTGTTGTAGATAATTATTTAGATGGTGTAAGAAATGAGGTTGGTTTAAACCCTGATACGCCAGAACCAATATTGTCTGAGGCTGAAGTTAAGGAAGTAAAAAATTTAGCTGGTGGTGAGGAAGGTTATGATGCTCTTATGGAATGGGCTAGTAACAATCTAACAAAAGAAGATGCTAAGAACTACGATGATGTCTTAGCTACAGCCAATAAATCAGCTATACAATTTGCAGTCAAAGCACTTATGGGACAATACGAAGATTCGCAGGGAAGAGACTCCCGCATAGTCACTGGTAAAGAGTCATCTACTGAAAACTACAGAAGTATGGCAGAGGTTGTCAGAGACATGAACAAACCAGAATATCAAACTGACGAAGCGTTCAGAGATGATGTTCTAAGAAAACTATCCGCATCAAACTTAAAAGTATAGGAGACTAAAAATGCCAATGGGTAAGGGTACTTACGGAAGTAAGAAAGGTAGACCTTCTAAGAAAGGTATGAGCAAAGGTATGTCTAAACTACCTGCAGCGGTACGCAAGAAGATCTTGAAGAAAAAGTAATGGCAAAGAAATGTCCTTGTAAACATGGCAAGAAAAAAAAGCGTAAGCCTAAGTATAGGTAGAGGCGAGAAGTCCCGCAAGGGCGGTCTCACTGCTAAAGGCAGAGCAAAATATAATCGTGCAACTGGCTCTAAACTCAAGGCTCCACAGCCTGGGGGAGGTTCACGTAAGCGTTCCTTTTGTGCTCGTATGAAAGGAGTCAAAGGGCCAATGAGAAAGAACGGTAAACCAACCCGTAAAGCGTTGGCACTACGTAGGTGGAAATGCTGATGAAGGATATAAAAATCCATAGATTCAAAAGCGATCCTAAACTAACACCGTTTGCACCCGAATGGGATTATAGAATCATAGAAGGAGTTATAGAGGAAGTAGACTTTGGTTACTTAGCAAAGTATTTATTAAGCAAACAAGATGAAGTCCTTAGACTAGAACCAACTCATGATGGTTGTACTGGTTTAGGTATAGATTCAACTACTGCTAGACATACTAATTTTAATATCTTTAATTTTGAAGATCCTGAAATTGATAAATTAAAAATAAATATTAGTATGCTACATAATTGTCTGCTAGAAAATATGAATATGAAAAATGCTATACCTTATATAAAACTTTATACTCAATGTTGGTATAATGTAATGAATAAAGGTCAGAAGATCTATACTCATTTACATGACATAACTCCAACTTGTTATCTAGGGGGACATATTACAGTCCAGTGTGATGATACCTATACAGGTTATACTCATCCAGCCCTTGTACCATTACTAGATGATGACTCGGAAAACGAAGCTTTCGTACACCGAAGCCATAACGTAGTAGGAAAGATAACTCTATTCCCAAACTATATACCACACTTCACAAGTGTTCATAACGGTGATAAGGAGAGAGTAACTATTGCTTTCGATCTTATGACTAGACAACCAACCGCCAACCATGTACAATTATGATTACTGTAACCGACAATTTTTTAACTGAAGAAGAATTTAAAAATATTATAAATATATATCACCCTAAATTTATACCTTGGTCTTTCCAAGATGTAGTACATGATACAGAGTTTATAGGTGACCCAATAGATAACTGGCAGCTGTCATATATGGTACTACCAGACTGTATATTTTATAATTGTTTGATGCCATTATTTGACAAGATGGATATGGATGTTCACTTTAGAGTTAAGTTAAATTTAAACCCTAGGACATCTGCAGTTACAGAGCATGGGTATCATATAGATATTCCTGTTCCCAGTAAGACTGCTATCTTCTACCTAAATACAAATGATGGTTATACTAAATTTGAAACTGGAGAAAAGGTTGAAAGTGTTGCTAATAGATTAGTTGTATTCCCTTCTAATATAAAACATACTGGTACTACTTGTACTAACAATAAAGCTAGACTGGTATTGAATATAAACTACGCACCCAAAGATTCAGCAGAGTTAATTGATAATAATATGTCACCTCTGCAACTTGTTGAGAGTATACCAAATGGCTAAACGAGGATTATATGCAAACATTCACGCCAAGCGTAAGCGTATCGCTGCTGGCTCTGGCGAGAAGATGAGAAAGGTGGGTTCTAAGGGTGCTCCCACCGCAGCTAACTTTAAACGTTCAGCGAAAACAGCAAAACCTTACAAAAAGAAAAAATGAACAACATTTTTCCCAACGAAACACAACCAATTATTATGGATCATAACCACAACAACGATCAATGGCACGTTGCAGAAGAGACTAATGGTAGACTAGCTATGATAGGCTTTGTCGCTGCTATAGGATCTTACATCTTTACTGGTAACATTATACCTGGAATTTGGTAAATGGCTGCAATTACATTATCTAGACCAAATACTAATTGGCAGAATTTTTGTAAGTGGGTAACAAGCACAGATAACCGCCTCTACTTGGGGTGGTTTGGTGTGCTAATGATACCTTGCTTATTAACTGCTACAACATGTTTTATACTCGCCTTTATTGCTGCACCTCCTGTGGACATAGATGGCATACGTGAACCAGTATCTGGCTCTCTACTCTATGGAAACAACATTATATCAGGAGCAATCGTTCCCTCCTCAAACGCAATCGGACTACATTTCTATCCCATCTGGGAAGCAGCAACAATGGATGAATGGCTCTATAACGGAGGGCCATACCAGCTTATCATATTCCACTTCCTTATCGGTGCATTGTCTTACATGGGACGACAATGGGAACTTAGTTATAGATTAGGAATGAGACCTTGGATCTGCGTAGCTTACTCAGCTCCAGTTTCAGCTGCACTTGCAGTATTCTTAGTCTACCCTTTCGGTCAAGGAAGTTTTAGTGATGGTATGCCTCTTGGTATCTCTGGTACTTTTAACTTCATGTTTGTATTCCAAGCAGAACACAATATCCTTATGCACCCGTTCCATATGCTCGGTGTTGCTGGGGTATTCGGTGGAGCTCTTTTCGCTGCTATGCACGGAAGTTTGGTTACTTCATCTATTCTTAAAGAAACAACAGAGGAAGTATCTCAAAACTACGGTTATAAGTTTGGTCAAGACGAAGAGACTTATAACATCGTAGCTGCACACGGTTACTTTGGTAGACTTATATTTCAATATGCTTCTTTCAATAATTCTCGTTCTCTACATTTCTTTCTTGGTACTTTCCCCGTGGTTGGCATATGGCTCACCTCTATGGGAATCTGCACAATGGCTTTCAACCTTAATGGTTTTAACTTTAACCAGTCAGTAGTTGACAGTAATGGTAAAGTTATCCCCACATGGGCTGACATTGTTAACAGACAGAACCTAGGATTTGAAGTAATGCACGAGCGTAACGCACATAACTTCCCACTAGACCTCGCTGGAGAGGTAATTTCAGCACCAACACTCGCATAATGTCACGTCCGTTCATCCTTTCTAGGACGCATGAAACCTAATCATGGAACGGGGATTAGGTATATGGAGATTACCATGAAAGTAACATTCGTATATCGTGGCATTGCTTACACAAAAATAGTTAAGTGAAGCTAAATTTAATAGGGGTGGCATTATTTGCCTCCCTTTTTTTATATCTAGAGTGGAAACCCATTCTAACTTATACAGGAGAAGAGACACCTCAGAGTCGGATCTCTTCTTAATTGGCATTTGCCCTCTACGGAGGATACCTCATGCCGTCATGACGGTGGGATAGACCACAAACAGCTTGGGTCTTAGCTGATACAAATAAGAATCCTACAATTCTAGATCTAGAGACGATACATATAACCTTACAAAATAATGGCACAACAGTCAACAGCCCATCAAGCGTCACAGACCTTTCTGGGTAGAATAAACACAGCGACAAACGCTACAAATAACAGAGATTTGTATTTAAAGCTGTTCTCAGGTGAGATGTTTACTGGCTTCCAAAGAGAGACAATCGCAAGAGATCTCGTAATGAAGCGTACACTTACAAACGGTAAGAGTTTACAGTTCATTTATACTGGACGTACAAGTGCGGAATACCACACTCCAGGAAACAGTATATTAGGAAACTCTGACAAAACTCCACCTGTAGCAGAAAAAACAATTACAGTCGATGACCTATTAATCAGCTCGGCTTTTGTATATGAGCTAGATGAAACACTAGCACACTATGAGTTGAGGGGCGAAATTTCCAAGAAAATTGGATATGCTCTTGCTCAAAAGTATGATAGATTAATCTTCAGAGCTATTGCTAAAGGTGCTAGACAGGCATCTCCAGTAGCACTCAGCAACTTTGTTGAGCCTGGTGGTACACAGATCAGAGTTGGAGCAGGTTCTAATGCAGACGATGCTCTTGACGATCAGCTACTCGTTAATGCGTTTTATGACGCAGCAGCAGCACTTGACGAAAAAGGAGTCAGTGATGATGGTCGGGTTGCCGTACTTAACCCTCGTCAGTACTATGCACTTATCCAAGGTGCAGGTTCTAACGGACTAATTAACAGAGACGTACAAGGTACATCTTTACAAAGCGGAAATGGTGTAATTGAAATTGCAGGTATTAGAATCTACAAGTCAATGAACGCTCCATTCTTCTCTAAGTATGGTACAAAGTATGCACCTGCTAGTGGTGCTTCAGCTGCTACTGACCTTGATACAGTAGATCCTGGAAATACAGGTTCATTCGTATCTGAAGGTATCGAAACAGCTACAGCAGTTACAGGTAACAACTACGGAGCTCGTCAGAACTACGGTGCTGCCTCTAACTTTGCAAACACATGCGGGCTAATCTTCCAAAGAGAAGCTGCAGGTGTAGTAGAAACAATAGGGCCACAGGTTCAAGTAACTTCTGGTGATGTTTCTGTTGTTTACCAAGGCGATGTCATCCTAGGACGACTAGCTATGGGAGCAGATTTTGTGAACCCAGCAGCTTGTGTAGAATTGTTCGCAGGAACAACTACAAAGCCAGCAGCTTTCAACTAATCTATACATTTATACGGGGGC